TCTTCCATGATATAATATAATTAAATAGTTAATTTTGATAGTGCTAGAAATTATCTAGTCCGAAACCTCCAAGGGTATCATTTCCGGATGACTCAAAATTTGTTGGTAATGAATCATTTTGTCTTTGCGATATTAACTCTGATTGTTGAGTTGCTTGTATTTTAGTTCTTTCGTCTTTTCTATCTTCTATCTCTTTCTCTTTCGATCCTTCAGAGTTAGCTTTAACCTGAGCGAGTTTCATTTGATAACCAAATTCTTCAGCCATTAAACCTCTTTTTATTTCTGCTTCAGCTTGCATTCTTTGTATTTCAAATTGAGACTTAGCTTGCTCAATACTTACTTTTTCAGCAGTTATGGCTTGTTGCTTTTGAACTTCGTTCATTGCAGCTTGCTCTGCTTGTTGGGCGTTTGCTTGTGCTTGAGCTTGTATATTAGCTTGCTTTTGTTTTTGTTCTCTTTCTAGCTTTTGGTTCTGCCTAAGCTTCAAAAATTGGTTAGCTAATTTTTGGTTTTTAATATTTCTAATGTCTATAGCATCAGATAAAGCTATAACACCTGTCTGCAAAGCCATTTGAACATTTTGTTCTAACAAAGCTTTTTCGTGCTCCTCTGGCTCTATCTGTATATATATACCAAAATCGTGTATTTGCAAGTTCATTAATTCCTCTAGGGTTTTAACGTTGAAAGAACTAATAGAATTTCTTAAAGCGTTATGTAATAGTGGATTAGCAATAACATCTGCAACTTTTAAACTAATATTTTCGCATATTCTTAACGTTACATAAAGCATAGAATCTAGTAAATGCTTTGTAGCAACATTGGAAGCATTTACAGCTAGTTTTTGAATACCAACTAAAGCATCTTTATCTGGTTGACTTCCGTCTCTAGCTTCGTTTAAACCAGTTACATCTCTAATCATTTGTAAGTAGTATTGATATGTACCAATAAGACTTTGTATTTTAGCTTGTCCAGAAGAAGAGCTTAATTCTTGAATAGGTATTTTACCCGCATTCGCACCTCCTTCTTGAGTAAGTGATCTACCTACTATAGAACCCGTTTGAAAATACATGTTTAAAGCTTCGGCTGGATTGTAGTTAGTACCATTACCTAAATCAACTTCAGCTAAACCATCCATATCTAAAAATACACCATCCGGTACTATTCTAGACATCACTTGTTGAAGCTTAAGATGTGTTAGTTGAATCATATCAGCAAAACCAGTTATTCTACTAACTATGGATTCTATTCTACCTCTGTACATTCTAGGAGCAGATATACAATAGTTCATTTCCACTTTTGTTGAGTCAGCTGTTGGTCTTGTCATATTTTCAGCCAATTCCCATTGCAGCATGTAATTATTACCTAATACTTTTGCCCCTGTATATAAAACCTCTATAGTTCTATAAACTCTTTCAAAATTATCGTTAAGCGGTGGATTAAATTCATCAGTTTTCTCTAAAGCTTTTTCTAAGCCTTGATCTGTTTTTTTAATTTTAAAAACCTGATTCATGTATGTTTTATATTCAAAATACATTACCTGGACAGTGTTGCTGTCATAATTACCCCAATTCTGCAAGTACTGAGAATTACCAGGCATTTTTTGTATTTTTAATAATTCTTCTTCAGGTATGTCAGGAAATTGCTTTTTTAATTCAGGGATAGTTATTGATTTGACTTCCCCAGCATAGTATATATCTTCAAAATTAGGATCTTCTGTATATGAATAAACCATACTAGCAGGATCGACATACTCTATTTTTATTCCTTCAGTGGGATCAAATCTAGTTTTAGAAGCGCAGATACCTAATATGGTTAAATCACTAGCTATTCGTCTTTTTATTTGATCGTACTTGTTAGCGGCTAAAACGTTGGATATAACTTCTTCCTCAGCTATTTCAATACTTTGCTTGTAGTTAAGCTGCATGTGTAAATCCAACTCATCCTTGCTTTCCGGCAAACCAGCTATATCACCGGTAGACGATAAATCAATATCCATTTCCTGCTGCATATTAATTAAAGCTTCCTTAGCGGCTATATCTCTTTCTATAGCTTTAGCATAGTCTGTTTTAGCTTTTACAGAAAAAGGATCTTGTGCATATGTAGTTATATCGTAAGACTTATTAGACATACCGTTAACAACTATATCAACAAATTTTGATATAACAGGAACTGGCTTCCAGTCTAAATTAAGATAAGACAAATCACCATTTATAGATAACTCGTCTTTATATTTTTGAATACTTTGCTCACCTCTAGCGTACTGCCTAAGTTGGTGATAGGTGTTATAGCTTTGAGTATATCTATTACCAGATCGACCTCCTTGAAACCACTCCTGCTCAATAGCCTGCCCAACTTGCTCACCGTATTCGTAACTTGATTTTTCTTCGTCGCTAACTACTTGGCTAGGAAATGAACTGTTACTATTAGTCTGTATTCTCATTTATTGTATCATTTTTGACGACGCGCCTTTGTTGTCGTACTTCTTTATACCTAAGTTTATACTTTTGTATTCTCTTTTAGCTGATGGTATGTATCTATTCTTGTTACACGCCATTAAAGCTAATCCAGAGCTTATAGATGCATCATGCTTTGTTCTATTATTTATATTAAATTTAGCCCAGTCTTCTAGCGTTCTTTGAAAATACATATTACCATACCCGTCATCAGTTTTACCAATACTTGTATTTATATATGTTTCTATAGCTGATGCGTGAGCTTGTTTTATATCTTCACTGGAGTTAGGTATTCCGCCAATATCTTTTTCTGTTACAGATAATTTATTCCAAACTTTATCTGGCCTATTCATAGAATAACCTCTATAACCTCTTCTTTTAAAATGATATAATAATCTAGGTTTATTGTTTTCACATAATAAAGGCATGCCGTAAAACACACAAGCCATTAATACGTCTTCAAAAAATATCTCAGCTGTTTGAGGTCTAGCTATATATTCTAAAAAAAATTGATTAGGTGGAACATCTTCCATACTAAACTTAGTTAATCCATGCAAAGCTCCATTAGATCCTCTACCATCTACTGTTCCTGATATATCGTAACTGTCGCAGCCAAAAGCTCCACAGTGTTCGTTTGCTGGGTATTTACTCCCATTTTTTACCATCACACGGTTTTGTAGATTAACAGGCGGAACCCAAGATATTTTAAATCTACCGTTTTTATTTGGTATAAATACAACACTTGAATCTAGCTTACCATCCTGCCATTGAAAGCTACCAGTGGTAACTATAGATGTATTGTTAAGGTCTACATTATAATCTATTTGTTCGTATATTTTTGCTAAGTTAAATAAAGACTCTTTAGCTTCGTCTCTGAATGCATGTTCTTCAGTTCTTGGAAATTGTCTATAAAATTCATTTAACCCGTCTTGATCATCTTTTAAACCTTCTACCTCATTCTTCCAAAACTCTACAACACCTAGTGTTATTTTGTCTCCAAACGTATCTTTAACTTCTTCTTTGGGTGTATCGAATACAGGAAACCCATAAGAATCAATGTATCCCTCGTAGTTCCATTCCATAGGTATGAACAAAGAATAGAGTCCTGAGCTAGTCTGCCCGTTGCGGTTTCTCTTTGTAACGTCTGATCCATTGTATAATTTCTTAAAGTTCTCACCACCTTTATCTAAAGCGTTTGATGTTGACCCCATCATGCACTTTCCAATAATTCTAGAACCTAATCTTAATGTTGTTTTTGTAACCCTCCAGTTATTGAGGATGTTGTTCGGTCTTTCCCACTTTCCGCTCTCATCGTGGACGAGTAGTTTAAGTTTCTCCCCATCGTATGCGTTGTCACCGGTATTCTTCCAGTCGATCGTCGTGTCGAGACCTGTAAGCGTCTCAATCTGGGTTTTCGAATCGAGTCCTCTACGGGTAAGCTTGGATGCGGGTACACGATAGGCAAGTTCCGTCTTTGGCCTGTCCATACCGTCTTGTATTGGTTTAAAGAAAAAGGGGTAGTTAACACTAATGGGTACAACTTTATCTGTGAACATCTTCTTCGCATCGGCTCCAGATTTGGACAATATCCCAAACCGTGAATCGCTTGATATGGTTGCCATGTTAACGGCCTCGCCTGAAGCCATGAATGAAAATCCCGAACGTCTGTTCTTGAGATATGACATACCATAACATCTTTTGTCTGCTTTGCAAGCTTCCCAGAATATATAGAATAATCTATTGGACTCTCTAAAGTCTGGCTTCCCAATATCAATCTTGGACCATTGCAGGTACATGTACTGAGTACCAGTAATATAAGTAGGCTTGTTTTTGTTAAAAAACCAATAACCTTTTTCACGCCTTTGAAACTCTTCTTCAATATAGTCATACCATTCTTCTTTAAATTGCTCAGAGTAATTTTTCCAATCAAAAACGGTTTTAATATTTTTTAATTCTTTAGGATACTCAGCAGCTTTCCATTTGCTACCCTCGCTTTTAACTACGTCAGTAGCTTTTGGTAAAGCTATTACTAGATTTTGTATTTCGTAAATCTCTCCAATTTCACCAGTCTTACTAATAATTACCATATCATGATCTTCATCATAACCGTATTTCCATTTCTTAAACTTATTGTTTCTGGTTAAGAGCTTGGTTTTAACGTGGTTAGGTATAATTTTATATAATGACTGTTCGTACATTATTTAGATCTACCTTCAGCGAATCCTTTAAAAGCTTTTTCTTCTTTAGCTTCTTTTGGTTTCTCGTTAAGAATGTTGTCTTCCTCATCAATACGTTTAAGTATTTCAAAAGCATCAAATATTGCTAATTTTTTAGTAGCAGCTGCGTTTTTAAGCTTATCCGCGGTTAAGTCATCATCTGAATCTACAATAAGTTCTTTAGCTACTTTAACTAATTCAGCTATTGCGATGTGCCCAGCTTGGATTATACTCAATTTGGTTTCCTTGGTGTTCATACTTGATTACAATATCATTAGATTTCATACAGAAAACCCTCTGCTTATCAACGATAAAATCCCATTCGCTATTAGGAGTAAATCCTACAACATCACCTGGGCTAATATTAAGTGCTTTTAAGGAGTTATTACCATACTTTAGTATACCAATAAGCTTTTGCTCTTTATCGTTCGTTAGAATGTCTTCATTTTTTAGAGGCATTACAAAACATCTGTCTCCAAATGATTTCCAATCCTCTGTATTTTTATACAAATATATTTGATCTACAGCACAGAAATATAAATCATCTTTAAAATATGATCTACTATTCTTTTTTACACCTTTCATGTCATAGAATACTCTAAAAACATTGTGGTGTATTAATACTATATCTCCTTTTTGTATATTTGTTTTAAATGCTTTTGGTGTTTCTACTACAACAGCTAAGTTGTTAACAGATTTAAAACTTTCTATCTTAGTATTTAAAACTAAAGTTTTGTCACCAATCTTTATCTCGTTTTCATATCTATCACCAAGAGGCTTGATGATGAAGTCATACAAGCTCTTCATTAATACTCTAAATCGTATTCAACAGATATTGCCATGTTAGAATTGAATTTCTTCCATGGCATTACCTCATCTTCTTTTTTAATGTATATACTGTAAGAGTTTGATTTTTGATCGTGTAGTATAGCTGTAATAGTATGTCCGCCATAAACGTTTTGCCCAACTGCATAATGCATGGCATCGTTCTTATAGTCAGAACCTATACTGATCTTTCTTACAATAGAGCTCATTACACTTTTTCCATAACAGGTTGAGCTTCTTCTTTTTCAACAACAGTATAACTACCATCAGATAAGTCAATATTAACTTGACCATACTCTTCTTCTAGCTCTTTCTTAGTTGCTTCTAAAGCCTCTGCTGCCTGTGCTTGAATATGCAATGCTTCATGCTTTTTGCTCTCAATAAAACCAATATCAATAAATGCTGCTTGCAATTTAGCTTGTTGGTCTTGAATTGTTTTTAACTGCTCTTCTGTAATTTTTGTTACTTCACTCATAATTTTAATTATATTTAATTTGATTTATATTTATATAGTTACTTGTTTTTTATTATTTACCCGCTACTAAGTTAGTAACAGTTGTTGCATCAGATAAAACATAATCTACAACTACTGGAAACCACTCTCCTTGAATAACGTTTGTAAAAGTAATAGCTTGAGCTGCTGTTGGTAGTCCAGGTGTTGCTTCTACTCTAAATACAGCATTAGCATTTCCACCTGTTATAGTAATTAAGTCCCCATTTAAGTATCCTGCACCAGCTACATTTACTGCTACTGCTTGCACTAAGCCCCCCGAAACAGTAATGTCAACGGTTAAACCCGTTCCGCTACCGCCTGTTGTTGCGACCCCCGCAGCGGTTGCATATCCAGTTCCTCTTGAACCAGTATATCCAGGTGAAGAAAACGCGCTTACAACGCTTGGTCCTACAGTTCCAACTGGTATTACTTGAATATTACCAGGAGCACTAGTTCCTACATATATAATAGAACCGTCTAAAGAGTCAGCCGCGGTTAGATTAGCTGCTAAAACAGGAGTTACTGTTTTAATGTCATTTGTGATAAAATCAGGTTGATTTCCGAATTGTCCCATTTTATTTATTTTTAATTATTGATTTTGCCTTTTCCCAAGTTCTTCCCACGAAATAAGCCCCGTAAACGGTAACCAATAATGTTTGAAATATTGGTATATATTCTTTTGCTATTTTAAATTCACCTATGTTACCATCTGTAAAAGCTAGTAAGCTAAATACAAATGTTAAAAATACTAGAACCAAAGGTCTAATATTCTTAGCCAACCAACTATCAGAATTCATATCTGCATTCCAACGGTCTGTTACTTGCTGCTGAGCATTATTGTCAGCTTCTTCAAGAATTATTTGAACTTGTTTTTTTATTTCAAGTTTTTCTTCTTCAGTAGTTGTAAGCTTGTCAATGACATTACCAATCTCTTTGATAACGCCACCTGTAAGCCATGCAAATATTTTATTCATTTATTTACCTGTTTTCTCGTCTCTAATGGTTTTGTTAATTGCATCTTTAGTAGACATTGATTCATCTTTTACTTTTATACCAGGGCTAACTGTAAAAGAACCACCATCCTTGCTTGTTACTGAGTATTGTTTTTTGGTTTTATCCTTGTTATATGGATTTTTTTTCTTGTTACCACCTTTAAGAGTTACAGTACTATCTGGATACTCTTTTTTGTATCTATTTAGATCCGGGTCACTTGTACCTGATTTTTCATCAGTTTGTAATAAAGCAGAAGGGATTCCTGAACCTGTTTTCATCATTGGACCTCGTCCTGCACTTTGTTTGTAAGCCATAATATTTATTTGTTTGTTGTTAAGTCTATATAAAAATGTGATAATTTTTTAACGGTAACAGTTTTATTTAAGTCACCAGTATATTCACATATCATTGTGTTTGAATCTTTTAAAATGTATTTTACATCAACGTAGTAACCGTTATCTGGATTATGTAGTTTAGTTGTAAAGGTTTCTCCATTGCTACTCACAATGTATTCTTCTATAAAATCATTTTCAGAAAAGCTAGTGTTAAATACTTTAACGGGTTTAGAGTCATCAGTTATGATAGTCATAACATATGAAGATGTTTCACTTACCCAGGAACCTTCCATTTTGTTTATTTGAGCACTTAATAGCAATGTTGATGTTAATGTTAATAATAATAGTAGTTTTTTCATTTGATTAGATTTTAATTTTGTATACTTATATTATCACGTGTATTTTAACTTATTTGCTCTATAAGCTTCCTTTTCCCAAGGCAGGTTTTTATCACCTTCATCCATAGTGGATCTTGGTATTTTTTTGCCTTTCCAATAAACGTTGTTATTGTCATAATCAAGATCACCTCTCTCCATTTGATCTAAGTGAACTTTTTCGTGTCTAACCACGTCTTCTTGCTCTAGTGGACTTAAGTTTTTATCTACTATTATAGAACCGTTCTTATTAGCTTGACCCATAACTCCTTCTTCTGTTTCCATTTGGTATATAGGAGTGTTGTCCATAGATAACTTACCCATTTTCATTTTATAAGCCATATTACTTTATAGGTGTTTCTATCACGTATTTAGCTCCAGGAAAAATATAATCGTATCCTGGATACATTGTCCTTGCATACCCGTTATTGTCAACACCTAAAACTTTGAACTCTACTCCTTTCATTGTAATCTTATTTCCCATAACCTTG